ATGCTCTGAGTGCAACCTTGATGCAATCTCTTCGTTTACCTCTTGCAGACAAACATGACACTTTCCGGTGTGAAGATGAACATCGGATAGCTCTTTTAGCTTTATCTTTGACTGCTGAATTGACCCAGAATATTCAATCCACTCTGTGGACATTTTTTCTATTTTTTGCTCAATATCTGGATCAAAAGATAATGTTTTGATCTTTTTTTCTAATAGGCTTATCTTTGAGGATAGTGAATCGCTTCTTTCCAATCTCTTTGTAAGTGATTGTAATACCTGATCAAACCTGCCTTTTAGATCCTTTCCAGAGGCCTTTAGCGAAGCTATCTCTGCAATTGCCTTATCCCAACTTGCTGTATCAATATTATTTTTCATCTTAAGATACTTTTCAGAAAGTGCCTCTACAGATTCCTGTAGTGCCTCTTTCTCTTTTGATTTTGTCTCAAGTATCTTTGTGGCTAGCAAAAGCTCTGATTCACTGGCAATAAGTGACTGAACCTCTGAGTTTAAAGAGTCGTATCTTGCTTGGTATTTTACAATTTCAGTTTGAACATCTTTTGCTTTTTTCTTTGCTTCTTTTTCAAAAGAGTCCCATTTTGAAATATCTACAATGCTCTTAAGGATTTCTTTTTTCTTTGAAGCTTCAGAAGTTGCAAACTCTGAAATATCATTTTGCCTAAAATAGGCTGAATTTACAAATGTTTTATAATCAATCTTTAAAAGATTGACGATTCTGTCATTTGTTTCTCCTGAGGTTGATCCAGATAGTGACTTCCACTTTCCTTCTGAGTCAAGAGTAAAAAGATCCACTGTTGAAGTAGAGGTGTTTCTTAGCCTAATTCTCTTTACAAGATAGCTTCCATCGCCATGAGAAAATTCAAGCGAAACCTCGCATTTATTTTCTCCCCAAGTTATTACATCGTCCATTGTAGTTGCTCTGGACTTATTGTATAGACACCATAGGATTGATTCCATTATTGCAGATTTTCCAGATCCATTTGATCTGTAATAATCTCCATCAACAGAGCCGACTAAAAGTGCAGAATTAAAAAGTGAAAAGTCTATTTCACTTGACTTATGTGAAAAGAAGTTTTCTAATTTTAGTTTCTTTGGAAGCATTTTACACCATAATCTTTTTTGCTTCTTCTAGAAGCTTGGTTAAGAAATCATCATTAAGGCCTTGGGTTTTTGCAAAAGCTTGAAATACCTCGTAGTCTGTTTTATGAGAAAGAATTTCCTTATCTTTTTCAAGCCTTACCTGCTCAACATCCCATGTTATCTTTGAAACATGGAATGCTCCAGCGGCATATAAGGTTTTTTCTATCTCGCTCCTTGAGAATAAGGCCTGTGTTCCATCCTTTATTTTAATTTTTGCTCTGCAAATTTTATTATCAAGAGAGAACTTTTTAATCTGCTCACTGTAATCCTGAAGATAAGTAAAGGCTGTAGATGAAGAAAGATCAAAAGAAAGATCGAATAGGTCTCTAGTCGGAATCTTGACCTGTTCAAAGTCAGATTTTTCTGAATCAAAAACTAAAAAGAACTTATCAACATCTGCATCACCGAAATTTGTCTTTTCAAGGGAGCCAACATAATAAGCCTTCGGGTTTGACTTTCTAATTCTTCTAAACTCATGATGATGGCCCATTACCACACCACTTAGATTCTTTAAGGAATCTGGTGATACAAGAACTTCGTGCCCACCATAATCAAAGTAATTTCCCTCAAAGAAGAAGTTGTGACCAACGGCTATTGATGGAATATCATCTGGTATTCTCTCTGCCATTTCTTTTAACTGCAAGTTAAAAAGATCCGTACATTCTTTTGATCCGGTACCAGCATACATTCTTTTATCGCGATATGGAATAAGAAGCATGGCTTGAGATTCGCCATTTTTATTAGAATAAATTATTGACTCTGGCTTAAGAAGAATTCTAACGTTCTTGTAGGAGTTTGCCTGCATTGTTGCCAATGCGCTAGTATAGCTATCTCCAGTCTTTCTGTAATCATGATTTCCCATTATGACTACAGTAAAGATATTTGCATCAGAAAGTCTTTTTATTGCACGATCTGCAATCTGAATATGCTCAGTGGTTGGATTTCTTACTTCAAAAAGATCTCCAGTCTGAATAAAGACCTCAACATTGTTTGAAATGCAGTAGTCAATTATAAAATTTAAAGAACGTTCGTAATCATCAACCCTGGTATTTCCACCAGATCCGTTTGCTCTTCCTAATCCAAAGACAGCACCAATATGGGTATCTCCGCAAATTACGGTTTTCATTTTGACTCCAGCATTTTTTTCAATTTTTCATTTAGTCTTTCTATTTTATCAGGATCTTCCTTTGAGCTTTCAAAAGAAATACGATCTATTTTCTTTAGCAATCCAGACATATTGTCTATTTGGCTCGGATTCTTTGAAAGAAACTCTCTAATTATTGAAGATGTATTTAAAAGAATGGGAAAAGCAACTCTCTTTTGCTCTATTACATCCTGATAAGCCCCTGGATTTTTGACCATAGACCTCATTTCAACCATTGCCTCTGAGAATGTCTTGCCGGTGCAAAACATATAGAAGTCAATTGATGAAACGCCTTGATTGCATCCATAACAAAAGAAATTATTATCTCTTGAGTTTATATAGCAAGAAGATGTCTTTTCCTTTCCATGCTTATGGTCTACAGATGGGCAACGACAACGGTAATCAAAGTTACCCGCAGAAGTTGCTTCAAGCTGTATTCCAAACTGTGATGCAAGTTCTAATATTTTTACTTGCTTTGCTATGTCTGTTCTGGATGCAATTTTCATTTTATTACTTAAATATTGAAATTAGGTTTGACCAAAATGAAGTGCCCTTCTGTGGAACATCGACGTTTGCAATATCATTCTTCGCAACCCTAAAATAAATTGGCTCACGACAGGTCTGGTCCATATAGTACGCCATTCCCGGCTCAGTGATGTTTGAGGCAAGAGAAGAATTCATAATAATTCTTGACTCCATATCTGAAGATACTCTCATTGCAATTCTTCCCGTAAAGTTTGCCTTAATTTGACCTGGAAGAATTGATGATGATGGACGCTGCGTTGCTAGGATTACAGAGATTCCTGCGGCTCTGCCCTTTTGTGAAATTGTAAGGATCTTGTTTAGATTCTTTTTGTCAGAAAGGTAAACATCTGACCACTCGTCAACTACCAAGACTTGTGGGCAGATCTTTTGAGAATTCATCATGTTGTTCTGAGCTGCAGAAACATAGCCTCTTTTGCTTAAAATAGAATAAATTGAGTTCATTCTATCTATAATATAATCAAGATTCGTTCCAAAATCGTCTGGATCTGAAACGACTGTGCAACGGTTCCTTTTGCTAAACTGATTAAAGTCCACAATCTTTGGATCGATAATTGTAACCATTGCTCCAGAGGTTAGGAGGCACTCTATCATTACCTTTAGCAGCGTACTCTTTCCTGCGCCGGGGGCACCTGCCACGAGGGTATTAGGTACGGCCCCTTGATCCACTACCAGCGGCCCGCCTAGCGCGGTGCAGCCCAGCACCATAGGGGAGAGGGCCGAAGCGGGCAGGAGGGCTAGGGCTTGACTTAGGAGCATCTGGTCAATGTCCCTTCTTTGGATCGAAATCTTGTAGGAGCCTGCCTGATAATTGATCTCACCGTTTGGCTCGCTAATTGATCCCATGTAAAGAGCAAAGTCTCCAATTGACTTGGAAAGCTTAGATAGCTTTGTTCCAAATTCTGGATATACTTCAAATACGTCAAAAGACCCAACTTGGGTCTTTTTAACTTCTGCAACTTGGATTTTCTGAATGAAGAAGAAGTGCTTTGCTCTCTCTACATCTTTATTCATATTTACCTCTTGAGTTTTTTCAACTCCCTTTCAAGTTCCCTGATCTTGACCTCGTTTTTTACCAGTTCATCCCTAGTTTTTAGGGAGGAGCGGAGCGAAAGAATTATGAGGCCAAATATTCCTTCACCCGGTACTACCTTATCCAACTCGTCAGCCGTTGTCAATAGCCTTGTTAAAATTGATTTGACATTGTTGTGATAGGATTGTGTTTGGTTATCTGGATGAGTTTTGTCAGACAATAACTTCTTATACTCATCTATAACTGCAGAAAACCTAACCTTTGCATCCTGCTTCTTTGCATCCAAATAAGATGAATTTTTTGGAATCTCTATTTCGTCACTCATTTTTTCTCCGGTATTAACACTAGGTAAATTCCACATTCTTTATGCATCTGAAAGAATTTTTGGATCTTCAATATCTTCTCTGGATTAAATATACCAAAATCTCGGTGCAAAAAATTAATAACATTAAATGCTTTATTATAATTTTCTATTGGACCAGAGAAAAGGTCTGCTGCGCTATCTAAGAAGTTCATTAACTTCTGCTGCTTTTCAGCAGGAACTGTAGATAGATCTAGCAGCAGATTATTATTAGAAGAACAATAAACAAAGCCGTCCTTGTCAGCATTTCCGTTGCATCCTAAGTATAAGTTCAATTTCGTCACTGCTTTTCATTATACTAAAGTTTATTAAATTTCATTATATCTTATAAATGATTTCGCATAAACGATAAGATCCTCTGTACCTGCTCCATTGTTATTATTTTTCATACTAATAATGAGAGTGGTTGCTGTAGTACCGTCTGTTTGAAATATACCAGAGAATCTAATTACATGAATATTTGTATTTCCAATTTGCTGAGGATATGTTGCACTAGGATCCTGCTTTGATGCCTCTAGCGGTGATCCTGCTGCATCGCCAGCATGACATGTAAATCCTATTACAGCCTTTGATGTATTTGCGCCTATTGTTCCTGTTCCAGTAGAAAGTATAATATCAAATGTATTTAATGCTGGAGGCGAAACGGTAAACGAAAACATTATTATTCCAGATATTTCTATGGTTTTGTTTTGCGAAATAGAGCCTGTAGCAATGACACTTGCGGTTGAACCCTTTCCTATAGTAAGATCGGAGCCCCTTACAAATGTTGCTTCTGTCATTGAAACTGTTGCAGTATTAGGACTTGTGGTTACTTTTATTCCATTTGAGCCAGTCAAAGTCATGGTAGTATTTCCAGGACTTGCAGTTGTTGGGGCTGTACCGTCTGTAAACGTACTATAGGTATACTGAGATCCAGTGCCGCTATTAAGAGATGTAACGCCAGTATTTGATATTGTTAAGCTATCACCCGGACCATTTACAAGAACTCCAATCCCAGTGCCTGCAATAAATGTGACTGTATCAGTTGCCTGGTCAGCAGTAGCAGTATTATATCCATCAGAGATGGACCCAAATGAATTGTAGGTTATTGCTCCCTTTGCAGTATTAAATGTGGTTACACCGTCATTATTTACTGTTACATTTCCAGAGCCAGAGGTGGTTATTCCTGTTCCAGGAGTTATTGCAGTAACTCCGGTATTATTTATTGTAACATTTCCTGTTCCGGCAGAAACTGATATTCCAGTTCCTGCTATGGCCTGTCGTACACCTGTATTTGATATAGTTACATTTTCACCGGGACTATTGACTACTGCACTAATTCCTGCGCCAGAAATCAATGTAAATGTATCAGTTGCCTGATTTGCAGATGCTATATTATATCCATCTGATATGTTTGCATATGCATTATATAGAACAGTTCCTTTTGCGCCGTTGAATGTTCTTACGCCATCATTTGTTACTGTTACATTTCCAGTTTGCCCAGATACTGTTATTCCACTTCCTTGATTTATTTGTGTAACGCCGGTATTTGTAAGTGTAGCGCTATCTGTATAGCCATCGACAACAAACGATACTCCTGCTCCAGCGTTAATTCTGAAAGTGTCCATTGGCCAATCTGCTATTGCAGTATTGTATCCATCTGTTATTGCTCCAAATGCATTATAAGAGATATCTCCATTGAAGCCATTGAATGTTCTAACTCCATCGTTATCTATCGTTAGCTTGTCAGCTCCAGAATCAACAGTAAGCTTTATTCCGGCTCCTGAGGCAAAACTAATGGTATCCATTGCCTGATCTGCACCTGCTGTATTATAGCCATCGGTAAACGCTCCAAACCCAGTATACGATGATGATACTGTTAATTGATTTGCGCTATTTCTGACTATAGAAACATTGCTTCCGCCAGTAATTGTAACGTTATCAATATAGCCGTCTGTATCTGTTAGTCTTAGGTCTGCTGAGTTGCCAGTCTGGCTACTTTCCGCAGAAACAGAATATTTTGTATTGGTATCAATGTCTGTTGCAGAAAATGTAATTGTATTGGCATCTGTTCTTGTTATTGTTACGTTTGTACCACCAACAAGTGTTACATTATCAGTAGATGCATCAGATCCGGTAAGTCTTAAGTCTGCTGACTTTGGCGTAACATTTGATTCTGCGGAAATTCCATAGGTAGTATTTGTATCATTTGCTGATGCTGAAATCGTAATTTTATTTGCATCAGTCCTAACTATGGTTACATTTGTTCCTCCAGTAAATGTTAAATTGTCCGTATAACCATCAGAATCTATTAGTCTTAGGTCGGCAGAATTTCCAGTTTGACTGTTTTCAGAGGAAACGCCATAAGTTTTTACTTTTACTTTAGTTGTGGCATACTCATAACCATCGACTCTAATTTCGCCATTATCATTATCAATTTCAATTGCCATATTAACCTCTAAAATCTACAAGCAGTTAGGGTTACTGTGGCAACCCAGTTTGATGGAATAAAGTTTGGACCTGGATGATTATCTGATACATTTACTTGAATTATATTAGATCCAACACCTGATACTGTAAGGGTTGCATTTACAAATGGCAGTCCTGCAGTAAAATATGGTGTTCTTGAAATATAGGTTATTACAGGGGAAGAAATAGATCCTACTAATGGTAGGGTGGTTGGGCCAATTGCCAAAGCCTCTAATTTATATGCACCAGCTTCCTGTAATCCTGGCCCCGCGAGCTTTCCAACCAGCATAACACTTACATGATAGGCTGAATTTAAATCCATCTGATAATTTTTACCTATTGGTGTACCATCTACAGATAAAACTAATCCAGGTGCAGCAAATGGATTAATAATACTTCCTCTTACAACATATCTTGTTGTTTGTGCATCACCAACAATAGAGAATTTTCCTGAGGCGTGAGCAAACTCTCCTGATAGCTTTGATATTGCCTCAGAGCCAAAGACTAGTGAATTCTGCCCAAAGACACCGTTGCCCTTTCCAAATACGGCAGCTCCATCTGCTCCAAAATTAGTCAGATTCTGCTGTCCGCCTGAAACAGTATATTTTGCTTTTACTGTATTCTTATTTCCGGCAACAAGAGAGCCTGTTGAATCAGATGTTACTCCACCATCATTATTGATGGCATTCTCTTGTCCAAATGCCGCGCCATAGTTTCCGCGAACATAATTCAAAGTACCGGAAACTATATTTCCATCATCATCAACATCTGACTGATAGCCAGTTACTGCATTATAATCACCCTCAACAAGATTATCTTTTCCTGTTATAAGAGTATTGTTTGCAGTTGCAGTATGTTCTCTGCCGCCGACAAGATTTGTTGAGCCTGCTGTTATTGAGTTTGCCTCGCCCGATACAAGAGATCCTGTCGAGGTAACTGTATTTGAATTTCCAAATACTGCAGAATTATTTGCTGAGGTGCTATTTGAAGCTCCTACAACAAATGAGTTTGTTCCAGAGGCGGTATTTTCTGCACCAGAAGCAAAGGATGCAGTTCCACTAGCAGTGTTATTTCTGCCTAATGCGGCAGAATAATCTCCTCTGTTACTATCATTCCATTGGGTTGAATTTACGCTACCGGCTCTAAATGCACCCTTGCTCTTATCAAACAGAAGTCTTTCATCGCCCTTTCCTGCATCATTCATGTCATCAAGTTTTGATGAACCATAAACAAAGTCCATACCGCCTGTAGTATAGTCTGTATCCATCTGCCTTACTACATCATTGACGGTGTCAGCATCTGTATCTGCGGCCTCAAATGGAGAAGATCCAACAACAATGTCTTCTACTGCGGCATCGGTATATTCGTATGCTGCAGTTAGATCTAAATAATAATATCTTGTTCCATCAATATCTTGATACTCTGGTATTGCAGATGCTTGATCTTCAAACCTTGCCACATTATTTACTTCTACTGCATTGTCGGCAAGATTTTGATGCTGCAACTTTGATTTAACGTGAGCAACAAGATCAATCTTTCCGGCATGGCCATCATAATGATCTCCGTCATGAACGTGACCAGTTAATCTTGGATCATCACTATCTAAAAAAGATCCTTCATAGCTTCCGTATAATCCTCCGAACCAAGAGTTCGCAATATCAGCGGTTACTATTGTGGAGCCAGAAGTATATTTTGTTAATTTTTTAGAGGTTGCCATTTTATTTATTCTTTACTTTATCTTTAATATAAGTAGATGGCTTAAACTTTACAGATAAAAATTCATCCAATACCATTTCTTGCATTGTCTTTGGATTTCTTACTGGCCTTGGCTTCTGCTTATATAGCGTAAATTTTCCAAAATTAACTATAGAAATTTCATTTCCTGAGGAAAGCTCTTCTGTAATGCAATCAAAAAGAACATCGATCATCTGGGAGCTTTCTTTTATTGAAAATAAAGTTTTTTCTGACAACTTTCTTGCTAATTCTTTTTTGTTAATCATTTCTCATATCCTTAGTTTGCTATATATACTATGTAAGTATAAATAGTAAATATAACTAGATTATATCTACATCTGAAAAACTATTCGCATGAGAACTTGACTTTTTTAAATCTTCAGCAAGTTTTTCTACATTTGATTTATAAAACTCTACAATTCTCTTGAACTCTTCATCTTCCATAACTAAGATGTCAATTCCATAGTTTTGATATAGTTTTTTGATTCTTTCTAATATTTTTTCTTCGCTAATTTTCTTCTTCATTATGCTTCACTATATTCTTACAGATATTAATAATTTCTTCTTTTTCCATTTTTTGTTTGAAAGAATTTACGCAGTAAATGCACCAAACTATATTGTCTTTTCTATAACCAAGCTCTGACTTTTTACAATCAAGAGTCATCTTATATGGATCGTGAAGAACTGCTTTGTTTGTTTTTGATATATTCATTTCAAGCCCAGAATAAAAACACCTACCACTTTGAGATATAAACTGATGAATTATGTCATCAAGAGATATCTCAAATGGTAGGTGCTTCTTTGCTGCTCTTCTATTTGCAGCACGATGGGCCTTCTGAAACATCGACAGAGCTTTTTTATCAATTATATTGTTCCAGAATAGGCTCATTTTTATTCCTTAGGCAGACTTATTTAATACGTTTACCATTACTCTCTGGTTTGATTTTGCACCAGCAGCCTTTGCAATTGTTCTAATTGCGTTTGCAATACGGCCCTGCTTTCCAATAATCTTGCCAACGTCTGCTGCTCCGACGCGAACCTCATAAAGTGGACCCTTTGGTGAGCTTACCTCAGAAACTGCTACGGCAGCAGGATCATCTACAATGGCCTTAATCATAGTTCCAATTAGTTCAGAAATACCAGTCATTTTATTCTCCATTTTGAATTTCAATCTTAGTTGTTGTAATTTCACCCTTTGCTGGGATTGTAATGTGCAAGAGACCATCCCTTACAGATGCCTTTGCTGCTGATACATCAAAGTCTTGGCTTATTAAAAAGTTAGTTGAGAAATTTCTTCTAGCAATTCCTCTTACTATTGCTCCCTGATGTATTTTTGGAAGAGAAGAGCTTCTATTGTTTGGAATGTCAATTATAACTTCGCTTGTGGCGGTATCTTCAATTGCTTCAATTTCTTGATTGGCCTTTGTAGATTTAACTATAAGCTCTTGACCATAGTAACAAACTTCAAGATCTTTTTTTGCATAACCAGCTAGGGCAAACTCCATATGGAATCCATCACCATCACACCACTGATCGTACTTTGGAAAAGTACCTGCTGTTCCGACCTTCTTTATGTTTGTGACATCTCTAAAAAACTCATCATCATGAAGTAATAGCTGCACTATCTTTCCAGGAATTGATATCCTACTAGATTTATTTCTATTCATTTTGTTCCTCAGCAATAGATTCAGTCTCTGTTTCTTTTACTATTTGTGTTGCATACCAAGTGCTTTTAGTACTAAAGTAATCAACAATTGAGTATAGCGCCCAAGAAAGCACGCTTACTAGGCCACCAACTATTATTGGTGGTGCAATTTCGGATAGGAAGCCAAAAAAGAACCCTACCCAAAATCCGGTACACATTGGACAGTTTATTAGCTTTCCTAGCACCTGAGAAAGATCCGATATTTTTTCTCTTAGCTCTTCAAAAATAGCACCAGTCGTTATTATTATTGTTATTCCAACTAGCCCTAGGATTATAAGTTCTGTACTCATGATATTAATATACTTTTTTTATCATTGATAATCAAAATATTTTTATATTTTTTCTTTTAAATTTTCATTCAGATTCTTTTTCATCTGTTGTGCAACGTAGATATGCTCTGTTTGGGCATGGGTAGAATCACGAAGCTGAAGATAGTTAAGGAAATCTGGAAGATAAAAGGTGCAGTAAAGCTCTGTCATTCTTCCCTCTGGCAGAATATAGCGAGCAAATTCTCTGAATCGCTTATACTCATCATTTGTAATTCTTCCATCTGCCTTAGCGGTTTTTGAAGCCTGCATCTGCGCTTCATATGTTTTAAAGGCAATACTTGTATTCTTTAGTAGATTGCTAAATTCTTTGTTATGATCTTCTTCCATTAGGTCATTGAAAGCAACATCAATCGCATTTGGTTCTGTTGGAACCATCTTTTTCATAATCTCGGATATATCGCTATAAGTATCAACCATATCCTGATTGAGTGTGCGATACCTTCCGCTGGTCATGTTCCAGCTTCCCGTCCTATGACGAAGCATTTGGACTGCTATGGATAGCGGGCAGCAGATACGCCATGTTGCACGCACATGCTCACGCACGGGTGCGTGGTGAACGTCTACTAACTCAACGGTAATTCCGTTTTCGCCAATAAGACCAGACACATCTGGAGCACCTACGATATAAGGCTCTAGTGCCTTAAATCCATCTACCGTCGATGCAAGCAAAGGATCTTGTCCTTCAAAAATCTTCCAGAAGGTTGTGCTCTTATACTCGCCATTCCTATATGCAGACTTTGCAATCTTTATGAAGTTAAAGAGATCTGTTGTAATATATGCAACCGATCCATCTTCAGATTGAGAAGACTTTACATATGGAGAGGCAAGGAATGGAGCCATTTCCCAATGCTGGTAAGATGCGTCCTCTGATTCCTCTGATGCTGAGAATGAGAAGGTAAGCGTTACCGACTCAAATGGTGAGGTATGATGATTGTCAACCAAAAACTTGGTTACACGAATAACCTCCTCATCTGACTTTGAAGCTGCCTTTGATTCGTCAAGGGTGGAAACCCAAGCCGAATTTGCAACACTTCTTAGATTTCCTGTGATTATTAGATTCATTATTCAACCTTCTTTGCTACAGCAATAACATTCTTTCCTACAAAAATCTTCTTTGCTGCTGCCATTACATCTTCTGCTGTTACTTTTGAAAGCTTACGGTTTGTTGCTGCAATACTTGGAATCTTCTTCTTCATGAAGTAGTGGTCTACACACTTAAGAGCAATTCCTTCTGCTGACTGCCAGCTTCTATAGATTCCTGTACGCATCTTATTCTTTGAACGCTGAACTTCTTCCTCTGTTGGAAGGGTAGTCATAGCCTTCTGAATCTCTGCAAGAATGATGCTCTTTGCCTGCTCCATATTCTGTGGTCTAGTTGAGAAGTGGATTGAGAAAGATCCAGATGTACGGTCTGTTGAGTTACCGGCACCGATTCCATAAACAAGGTTTGCTTTCTCTCTTACCTCTTGGAATAGTCTGCTATCCATACCATCACCAAGAATATTTCCTAGGACTGCTGCTGCATATACCTCCTTGGAGCCATACTTGAATGAAGGCCAAGCCCAAATAACGTGAGCTTGCTCTAGATCGTTTCTTGGAACCTCTACAGTAAGAGTCTTCTTTACCTTCGTCTTTTCTGGCGTAAGAAGGAAGTTTGCCTGTCCATCCTGCTCACCAAAGTATTTGGTAATAACTGCCTCTGTCTCTGACTGCTTCATTGGAGCACAGACAGAGATAAGCATATTCTCCTTCTTGTAGAAGGTAGAGAAGAAGTGCTTTAGGTGATCTAGCTGGATTGCATTAATTGACTCCTCTGTTCCAATTACAGGGCGAGAAAGATAGTTTGAGTAGAACTTACTTGCAAATTCCTTTCCAAGTGCTCGATTAACAGAGTCATTTCCAGATGCAAGCTCTTCTAGGATTACCTGCTTCTCCTTGTCAAACTCAGACTCTGGAAAGGCTGGATTTGTCACCATATCATGCAGAATCTCTACTCCAGCCTCAAAGTGATCTACAGGTAGTGTGATAAAATATACAACCTCTTCATGTGAGGTATAGGCATTTGAATCACCGCCATAAAAAGCAATCTGGCGAGAAAGCTCAAAAGAATCGCGAGTAGGAGTACCCTTGAAAAGAAAGTGCTCCAAGAAATGTGCGCTACCATCCGGTACGCCAGCCTCTCGCTCTAATGCTGCTCCAGCCTGAAATGCAACCGCGATTGTAGCTAGCTTTGATGGATTCTTGTTGATAATGAACTTCATTTTTACTCCTTAAGGATAATACTTTATTTTTTTAATTTTGATAGATACAAAAATAGCCGGGAAGATTTTAACCTACCCGGCTATTTCTCAGATCACTTCTTCTTCTGTTCGATCATTACCTTCTTGCCGAAGGTGATGTGATTGAAGTGATGCTCGTTAGCCTTAACGCCACACCACATTACGCGACACTTTGGCTTTGGAACACCGATACCGAAGCCACCATCTGTCATGATGATTAGACCATCGTAGTGCTTTTCGTCTGCCATTCGGAGAACGGGATCGACGTTTGTTCCACCTCGGCCAACTATGCCAAGCCTCTTTACCTTCTTCTCAAATGGCTTTGGGTCAGACTTGATCTCATGGTCAAACTGAAGTAGATCTACCTTGACATGGGAGATCATGCCATTCAATTCCTGCAGGAAGTATTCTAGCTCTTGATCTGAGACAGAGCCGGAGGTATCAATCGCAACAAGAATCTTGCTGGTGTAGTCTCGCTTAGAACCTGGGTCTTTGTAGCCGAAGCGACGGTTAGGACGCATACGGGTTGACTTTCGACCCATCATGATAATCTGATTGATGAAGTAACGAACCTCACGCTTCCAATTTACCACAGGCTTGTTTGCAGCGATGATCTGCTGAGCAAGGTTACCGGAAATATCTCCCCAACCCTTAGCTTCTTGGGACTTAATAGCCTGTTCTGCGATATTACGAACCTTCTCCTTGATAATATCGTCGTCGCACTCACCCCACATTTCGTGGTCGTCTACAAGCTCTCCCTTGCCTTCAAGGGCACCCTCTCCCTTCTCCTCCTCTTCCTTCTTAAGCTTCTCGTAGTACCACTCAGAGGACTCGTTATCTGGAAGCTGGAAGTTCTTAGGATAGAGGGCACCCTCTGGTAGACCCTCGATATGACAGTTGATTGCCATATCTGCTGCGTAATTGTAGCCCTTCATGTTGTAGTTGAAGTATTGATTACGAGAGATATGATGAAGAAGAACGTGGAGAGCCTCATGCTTAAGGACTGCACGAAGCTGAGTGTAAGTCATCTTCTTCACAAAGTCTGGGTTGTAGTAAAGAGCGAGGTCAACACGGCGAGTAGTGCCGACTGCCATTGTTGGCAAGTCCTTTCGCTCGATCTTGTTCAGATAGAGGAACACTGTACCGTAAAGTGGATAGAGAAGAACAAGAGTGGAGATTGCGGACTCGAGATTGTCACGCGCGGCACGATCATACGACATAATTTCTCCTTGGAATGATTGGTGTTCTATAAAAAGAATAAGAGGGGGAGGGGATACCTCCCCCTCTTATTGAGGGCAGACTCTAGTTCTTAGAGTCGATGCCGTATACCTTGCGGAGAACCTCGCAGAAATCTGCATCGGACTGCCAAGGCATAACGATCTTCTTCGTCTTTGGATTGGAGAGAAGAGAAGTCCAAAGGTTAGAAGCAACGTCCTTTGGAACCATAGCAAAGAACTTCTTAAGAGCCTCTGTCTGCTTCTCCTTCATCTTGGCGGCAGAGCGACCTGCAACCTCGTCAATGATGGAGTTAGCGAGAGCGGCGATTACCTCGATATCTGAGCAGGCAGCCTCGATCTTTGGCTCCATCTCCTCAAACTTGTCAAGAACATCTGCTGCCTTAAGCTGAGAGAATTCGTTAGTCATGAACTTCTGGAACATAACTGCGACCTCTCGACCAACCCAGCCCTTAGCGATCTGAGTTACCATACCATCTGTATCATCCGTGAGATTCATGGCGATGATGGTATCGGAAAGAGCAGACCAAGAACGACGAGAAGGATAGACGCGACCAGACTCGATGTTACCGACCGGAGGATCGAGAAGGTTCTGATTGCGAGCAACAAACTCTACAACAGCAGGGTGAACCTTGGCGGAACGTGCCCAATCAATCCATTCCTTTGGAGTAGGATCGAAATCGATCATAAACCAACGGTCAAGAAGAGCTGGATCCATCTCGACAACATCGTAATCATCATCGGCGTTAACTGCCGCTACAACACGCCAACCATCGGGAAGCTTCTCACCATCGAGGCGACGGTCGAGACAAATCTCGAATACCGCCTGAAGAACATCCTTGCTGGCACGGTTAAGCTCATCGAAGAAGAGAATACCCTTGCTCTGAGGATCGCGAGGCCACCAATAAGGCTTAAGGAAGGTGGTGATACCCTTCTCTGCATCAAGGTGAGGCAGACCCTTGATATCACCAACCTCACACTGAGAAAGGCGAACATCGAAGAAGGAGACACCTTGATCGGCAGCAGCCTGCTTGATTACAGAGGACTTACCGACACCGTGCTTAGCGCGAAGCATGATGGACTTGTCGATAGGCATTTCACGAAGGACGCGCTTGGTATGAGAGACGTTCATATTGTTTTTACTCCAGTTTGTACGATTATTGAGTTAGAACGATTGTTGACGATTGATTGTTGTTGTGGGGCTTTCCCCGTTTGCGTACCGTGGCAACCTCGCCACGCCTACTCTATATCATAGATCGGTGCTATTTTTAGAATTTTTGAGTTTTCCAATCTATCCTTGCTGTGAGCCGACGCTCTCTGCGTTTTGTAGAGCCTCATTTAAGCTGCCCAACGAAGCGAGAGAGGCTCTTAGCTTAAGGAGATTATCCTTAAGTGACTGAACATCTGGCGACTCAGAATCCCATTGTGCCTTGAATTCCTCATATTCTGCTCTTAGACCATCTGTTGTATTCTCCCCGGTTGTCTGTCTAACGCTAAGAGAAGATACATCTGCTCTTAGTGCCTGAACTTCTGCTTCTACATTTGATAGCTTTCGGTAAATATCATCTAAAGCATTTCTAAGAAAAAGAAATTGTGAATTGTCCATCCATCCTCCTTTGTTGGCTACCTTGCCGCCAGCCCCTATAGCTTAACCACCTAGCGGCTAGCGGCAACCTATTTTTTAAATCCAATCTTTTATTTTTCAAATCGGCTTTCTTTTTGCCGTTGAGTCGTTCGCCTTATGCCTTTCGGCTGGCGACATTAGAAATATAGGCACCGAACCGTATTGGTCAAGTGCCAATATTAAAAACTTTAGTCTAAATTCTGAACACCCAATCCAACGACATGAATCTGATATCCCTTGTTATCTAAAAGCTCAACTTCCTCCTGGTCTTCCCTTCTAACAACAAGAGTCTTTTTCTGTGTAGGCGTAGGATTTGAAACCTGCTCTTCCTTTATATTTGAAACAGTCTGCTGTGATGCCAATATTGATCTAAGCTCTTCAAGCTGAGAATGAATCTTTTCAAGCTCTTTTGAGAAAAGACCTATGCCACTTTTTAGCTCTATTACAGACTTTATAGTTGAGTTTATCTGATCATTCATTATTCCTTCCTTGTTCCAAAAGCATGAGACTCAAGGAGTCCAGCGTGAGTTATTCTTACAAACTTAGCATTTCTTCTCAGTTCTTCAAGATTTTTTGCATTAGCATAAGTCATTCCAGACCTTAGACCACCAGCAAATTCTCCTAGAATTGGAGCAACTGATCCTTTTGCTGGGATTCTTGTTGATACACCCTCTGCACAGGTTAGAGGCTTTAAGCCTCCTCGATGATCTTTCTGAACTTCTGCTGATGCCATGCCGCGATAGACTTTGTATGTTATGCCGGCATTTTCATCGCGCATCAAGGCTCCCGGAGTTTCATCGGTTGCAGCAAAAAGACTTCCGCACATTACAGCGTCAGCACCAGCGGCAATTGCCTTAACAACATCTGATGGATAGCGAATTCCTCCATCTGCTATAATTGCTATCTTTTTATGGTCATAAACTGCGTTTCTCATATATAAGCACTGCATTATAGAATGAAGGAGTGGTACACCAAATCCTGTCTGAATTCTTGTAGAGCAGATACTTCCTGATCCTATTCCAACCCTTACAGCATCTACCATTCCTGTATTTGCAAGAAAATGAAATCCCTCTCCAGTAGCAACATTTCCAGCAATTATCTTTATGTCTGGTGCAATATCCTTTATCTTGCCAAGTCCATCTGCCATATAAGATGAATGACCATTTGCAACATCAACTAAGACTGCATCGAGTGGGGCTGAGTTCCATAGCTCTTTAAATCTTGATACCTCATCAGTACCGAGTCCAACAGCAACAACCTTTGGAATCTCTTTCTTATTTTCCTGTTCGGCTCTAACAATAGACCTAACGTTATCTATCTGCTCTGAGGGAGACATAAAGCGATGTATTACTCCCATACCTCCGGCAAGACCAATTGCTATTGCCATCTTTGATTCTGTTACTGTATCCATTGGAGAGGCTATCATTGGAAGAGTAAGATTAACTCCTGCAATATTTGTATCTAGTGTTGGAACCGATCTAGATCTTACTTCTGTATAAGTAGGTACTAAAAGTACATCATCAAAAGCTAATGCTTCAGTAATATTCATAGTTATTAAGCTCCTTTAATGAAAATTGTATCTTCTGTGCAAACTCTTCAGATGTCATGCTAGTGTAATCCTCAAGGCAGTAATAAGAATACCAATGATGGGCTAGCTCATGAGTAATTATTTGAAAATTTATAAACTGAGAGTTCTTTGTCAAAACAATTGAATCAACATTTACTTCTTCTATTCTTGGGTCAAAATAGCCTAGCATACCCTCTGTTACAGTCAATTCCTTTGGAACAAGCCCTTCATCGTTTAGCTGATTGTAGTCAACTTCAAAAAATTCTACTTTCTGCTTTGACTTACATGGAACAATATCTGGCTTTATTTTTCTTATTTCTATCAGGCTTGCAGTAGATGATGCCGTTATACCCTTTTTTGTAAGTCCAACCGGATAGCCTGTTTTATTTTGCCTGTGGAAAGAATACTGTATAGAATTTTTTCCATCAATCTTTATAAAATCCTCCTGAATCCAGTTTTGAAAGCTTAATCCATCAAGTGGATAATATGCTAGCGCAGCAGATATTAATAATGTATATAGCATTATTTTATCTTTACCCTCTCTTGTATTTTAACTGCAAACTCTTCTGAATCTAAATTTGTAAATCTTTCAAGACAGAATTCAGAGTACCAGTGGTGTGCTATCTCATGGACCATAACTCTATAGTTAGATTTATCTGCATGAGGAGTAATTACTATTGCATTGTAGCCTGGCTCTGCTGGCCTTGGATCAAAATAACCCCAGAGAGAATCTCTTCCTGTATTACCACCGCCTACATACTGTGATGGGAATCTGGAAGAATCATTTAGCTGATTTTCTGAAATTTCATATATTTCAATAAAATCATCTTTTCCACATTTCTTATCAATTGCCCCTAATGACCGGATTTCCCTGAATGAAGCCAATGTTGATGCATAAATTGCGCCATAAATTAGCATATCATCATAACTAGAGTTAGCTTGTCTATAAATTCTATATCTTAGATTTATATTGTGATAAAAATTATATTCTTCTATCTCTGATGTGTTTGGAAAGTTAATGCCTTCAACCGGTTCATAAGCTAGAGCAAATCCGGCCATTAGAAGAAACATTTTTTACTCCTGGTCTTCTCTCTGTGTTCTAGAATCTCTGCCTTGTGGCTCGTGTGATTCAGATCGAATCTCTACAACTAGATTGCTATTGCACTGTATCCATCCAATCTCCTCTTTTGTAAGGCCATCGTGATACCATACTGTCTTTGTTTCTTTGTTAGTTACTCGGATGTTGTATCTCATTTTTCTCCTAAATTACTCATTCTTTTCTGAAGGATTGAATTAATGAAGCTTTCTTTTAGATGCCTACTTCCTAGCATCATTGGAATTTTTGACTTATCAACCTTTTTCAATACAGAATAAAAAACCCATTTTGATCTATCATGGATCATGTTTTCTAATATTGGATTACTATGCGGTAAAACCAAGCATATTGAGGCCCTAATCTTTGCCGACTTATCCTTCGACATTTCTTCGGCGCAGGATAGCATCCCCTTTCTATGGTACGCTTCCATGCGGACTTTATCAGAGGGATCTTTTAAAAATCTTTCTACTTCTTCTGAGGGGCAAACTTTTAGGTACTCTACCTTGGCAACATTGTCATAGTCTTTAAAAACAGATGGATCTATTTTATCAACGTATAGTCCGCCTGATATTACAGATTGCTTATATGGAAAGAGATTGCTTTTCTTATCAGCAGATAAAATCTCTGTAGCCAATTCTGGATGAAGTGAGACACCGTGAAGAACTACCGCCCTAAAAGCATAGGCAGATCCTGTCTTTGCTGAAATAAATCTAGAAAAAGATTTATCGGTAAAGAGAGTTAGGCACTCATCTTTTGAAATATCAAAAGAGTTCCATATAGACCAACCAACTCCAATTGGGTATTTTGAACCCTTTGGGGTTAGGCTGGTTATATATCTTGATATTTTTTCTTTTAAATCTCTTGATTTATATTCATTGCCCATTTAGTTCCTTAAGATCTTTAACCTTAAAACCGGAAGCCGCCTTATGGCCCCCTCCTCCAAATTTTACCGCAATTGCAGAAACGTCAAAATCTTTTTCCTTTCCACATCTAATTGAGAAAACATAGCCGTCTCCATCAAAATAATATGCTAGGCCATATTTTGTGCCAGCTTCCTCGGCAACTCTTTGTGCTAGCTCAGACTGATATAATGGAGAATTTACTGCTGGAATTTCTTCTCCAAAAACAGTTAGAGTATGTCTTTTGGCATAAATTTCTTTTATTTTCTTTTCTCTTTGACGAAGAAGTGCTGAGCCTTCCTCTAGAAACTCTGAGAACTTTTGATCATCCATCAGCCTAGCATTTAGCTCTTCCCATAGTCTAAAAGAATAATCATAACTATCTATTACTGCTAGAATTTCCTTTGCAAATGGCATCTGCCACTTCCAGAGATCTTGATCTTCTATATATTTTAGAAGTATTGGAGGCTCTTTGTTTAGACCATTGCAATAATACCAAGAGAGTATTGATCCGCAATGAGACATATCAAAGTGACAAAAATCTAAATCTTTTAAAGCTTCTTCTGCAGTTTTGTGATGATCTATTACTGTTATAGATCTATTCTTTTCTTTTAGGCCCAAAAGGATTTCTTTTGAGTATGAGAAATCTGCTATCCAAATATCCTTATCTTCTAATCCTTCTGGTGGTGGAGATCCGTGGGATACAGGAATATAAGTCATTTCCTCTCCCCATTTCTTCTCAAAGCACCAACGAGATCCATAACCATCTGGGCAGTTTTTGTGATATAGTAAAACTTTGTCTTTCATATTAAACCTAAATTGTTAATCCTTCTACAACCTCTGGTGAAGAAGAATAATAGATTCTCTCTAACTCTGGGCACTCTATATTTAGTCTTACGCTAATAAAATTTTTCATTTTCTCAAGAGATTCAAATGCTATCAATTCATTTCTGTAGAATAGCTTGAAAACTCCTGCTTCCTCTAAGACATCGCACTTTGAAACAACTAGATTGTTTCCTCCGCCAGTATTTAATGCAAAGATTACGCGATCAAGATTAAGATAGTTTACCTTACGGCGGCGACCAGTAGTTACTCCAAACTCTTGACCGATCTCTCCAATTCTTGATAATTCTGGATTATCAAAAAGTGACTCTGGAAATAGTGAATCTTCTCCAGAACGAGTCTCATAAATCTTTGCTACAGCATAAATATTATTTATTTTCTTTGGAGAAAATCCAACGGAGCAAGCGGCATATGGCAGTGTCTCACTGCTAGTTACATATGGATAATTTCCCCAATTTATATCAAGATAAAATCCCTGAGCACCTTCGCAAAGTATGTTGCCATAGAGTCTGCCGTCAAATAGGTAGCTCTTCCAGAAAGAATCTTTTGCCGCAACATCTTTAAACTGAGTTCCTACTCTGGCATACTTATCAGAGTATGCTGGAGCAATTCCTCTAGAGGTTGTTCCAAGCTTTCCTGCAAGATTCTTTTTGTCAAAGTCAATATGATCTGAGGTTACAATGTGTGCCATTGGAGAGATTCTAACTAGGGAGCTATCAAATCCATTTTCTTCTAAATAAGAAAGCTCTTCCTTTAGCGACTCAAGATTTAAGACACAACCTGGTCCTATTAAAGACTTAATTCCATGAAATACTCCGGATGGAACAAGGTGTGTTTTATACTTCTTATCTCCAACATAAACTGTGTGCCCAGCGTTTGCTCCTCCTCCCCATCTTACTACAAACTCATAGTGATTAAAGAGTCCTGTAGCGCGACTTTTCTGAGAAGAAAGATAGGCTGAAACCTTACCCTTTCCACTGTCACCGGCTTGTACGTCATATATAATATCAGCGGAAATAACTTCGTGGCCCATTTGCCCTCCGTAGCAATTATACCGATTGCTACTCAGCTGCCTTGCGGCTCGCTTTCTTTTTTCTTCTCATTTTTAAGAGGTACTGAAAATACTTTGCAGCAGCTGGATCTTCTTCATATCCAGCATCCTCTGGAACCTCATGCCTTTTCTTTACTATGGGTAGAGCATTTTCGTTGTGATCGTCTGAAAATTCTTTTCCAAAGAATCTGTTTGATATTGCGGAATTTGCGGGGTCAACACCAGTCCTATTTTCATATGGTGCTCCAGGTATTGCAATATCATTTAGTCCTAAGGCAGTTTTTTTCATTTTGAGAAAAGCTTTTCTAAGTCCTTCTTAAGAATGTCCAAATCTCTATTTGCCATTTTCTTTGGAAGAGCTTTTTCTTCTTGTTCTTTTGGAAGAAGTGATGCAATACGATAAACATCCTTAACGAAAGATGTTTCGCCAAGATCATCTAGCTTTGATGCTAGCTTCTTTAGCTCTAGCTTTGGATCTACACTTGAATTAACCTTAAAACTCTGCATGGCCCTATCTGCCTCCCCTTCTGCAAATTCTTCTGACTGCAATTTACCTGTATCCCTAAAACCTTTCTTGTGACCTTTTTCATGAGAAAAAATATGTAACATTGATGATAACAAAATAATAATAGTATTTATTTTTGGATTATTATCTAAGTTTGAAAGATCTAAAGAAGAAAGCTCATTTGGATCAAGTTTTTGATTTCTCATTTCTTCTTGGATTGCTTTTTCTATTGCAGGCAAAACAAGATGAATATCATCGCTCTTTTTTGGATCTGGATCATTTGTAACATATGCTAAGGCATTTGGATTATCACTTGGTGGTGAATTTTCAATAATAATCTTATCTATTGCTGGAAGTTCAGACTGTGGATTGAACTTAATCTTTCCACCACCGCCAGATCTTAGTAGTTCCAGAATTCTGTTTATTTTTGATTGATCTAAAAATCCAGCTCTTTTTATCATCTTAGGTAATCTCCACTACGAGTCCTTTCGCCTTTTCCAAGTCTTGATGGAGTCCAATCTGCCTTGACTGAACTTTCTCTGTATTTCTTTATTCTTTCTGATAGCCACTGACCCTGAACAGAAACTATATCGCAATATTGTTCGCTAATAATAGTTACAAAAAACTGATTTGAACCAAATGTACGAATCTCCATAACATTTTCAGATTTAGAAGGATTCTTCCAAACATGATTTATTTTATTAGCACTTTTTGCATAAAGATCAGCAATATATTTGCTAAGCTCAAGGATACCTGCATTTTCAAAAGTCTTTATTGTATTTGGGGGAAAGGCCATTGTTTTATAGTCTTGTTTAAAAATCTTTCTAACGGTTGTATTTACCCTTATTTCTTTTCCACGAGCAGGATCTGTTATGCCAGTTGATACTCTTGATCCAAATTCTGGAGCAGGAGGACCCTCTTTAATTGATTCTTTTACTGAAATAAGTCTATTTTCTGAATCAGCTGCTATACAAATATAATATATTCCAAAAGATTTTGATTTGTATATTATTCCAAGCTCTCTTTTTTTACCAGAAGTTGAACTTGATCCTGGAATAAATGTTTTTACATTTTCAGAATTAGCAACATCACTTGCTATAATATTATTTAACTCATCATTATTTGTACCTGAAAAGTCTTTTGCAAATTTTTCTCTAAAAAACATTCTTGGTCCGGTAGAAATATGTATTTTTCTTCCTGACTCATCTGAGAAATCTGTAGGATCTATTGAAGCTAGCTTTTGCATGGATAATAAAAAAGGCCCCTACTAAGAGGAGCCTTTATTACCAGATATTTTAAAGTTCAACCATCATGGCTACCAACTTTAGAAGATCGTCCATATTTTCAATCTTCATCTTCTTTGGTGGCTTCTCGTATCCAAGCCGAATATTCTGAATCTCTGGAGTTGAGATAAGATTCTTTACCGCCGATTCTCGAACTGCCTGAATTGCACCTTCAAATGAGAAGAGAAATAGATCTCGGGACTCGTCTGGAATCTTGAAGGAAACAAAATGATTTGTATGAAGTGGGGACTGTAGATAAAGAAAGTCAGACATTTTTTGACTCCTGCATACGGTTGACTACAATGTTTCTTACACCTAGATCTTGGCAGACTGCCATAAATGGAAGATACTCTACGGGAATAGTATTTGCAAGATGTGATGCAACGCCAATATGTTTGGTATCCATGACTTGACTCAATACCTCTGCTGCATTTTTAAATTTGCCAATATTTGCAGCAATAGCACGAATTCCCTTTTCTGAAGCCTCAGCAGAAGAGTCGGATCTAATCTTTCTTGCTGCCTTTGCAGTTAGCGTTCCTGTTGACGCTAGTGCAACAAAGATTTCACCTCTAAATGGGTGAGATACCTTCGATGTAAACTCAGTATCCTCTACCGCACTAATCATTCCTGCGGTAGACCTTCTTGCAATAGCGTGAAGAAGCTCCACATCAAGAGGATTTATGTAAGAGTTTTTATTTCTATAGTATCTCTCTCTATAGATTTTTTCTGGATCTGAATTACCCGTTATAAAGCCAGCCTCAATAATACCAACAAAATCTGCTGGTGGACGCTGCCAATAAGAGGAGTAAGAGCCACTAGCAATAAGCTGATTTAGAACCTTGCCATTAGAATTGATCCACTTATTAAAACCCGAATACTCTGTTAGGCTTAAATTATTTTGAATAGAGTATGCAAAGATGTTTGAAACAAGCTCTCCCCAAACATCCTTATTCATTGGAGCAAAGTCTGCAAACAAAATTTCATCGACTGCACCAGTCGTAATCATTTCTGTTCTAAGATTTTCTAGTCCAAAAAAAGCAGAAGAACGCCTATTATGAGCAAAAATATCATAGAGAGCATCAACCAAAAGCTGATTTGCCTTTGCAATACCCCAACTATCTGACGTAATCTTTAGAAGGTTCTTCATTTACTCTACCTTTTGATGGGACTTGATCCAAGAAAGAAGTTCATCTTGGTGAGAATTGATGACTTGAAGCTTTGTCTGATCTGAAAAACTACCCCAGAAATCTGCCAAGTCTCCTAGCGGAAGTGAGCAGAAACCCTTTAGAATTCCTGTATCACGGTGAGGAGACTGAGCAAGACCATTGATTGCGACTGTAATTAGCTGGTTAAAGATCTCTTCTTTTGTCATTATACACTCCTGCTATAAAGCGCAGGGGATACCTGCGCTATTCCTATACCATAGGTCGGTGCTATTTTTAGATTTTTTCTATTCTTGGATTAGGTCGGAAAGATCTTGGTAGACACAAACTTCTGTTGTAAGGAGAGTGCCTGCGGCTGATACTGCATTTTCTACGCCCTTTCTGACTACCTTTACAGGATCAATGATGCCTCTTTCCATCATATCTTCTACAAATTCTCCTCTTAGAGCATCAAATCCAACAAAGCCTCCCGTTGAGGTGATCTTCTCCTGTGGGCCGTGATAATCAAATCCTGCATTACGCATAATCTGAATGAATGGCTCTCTAAGAGCAGTACGGAGAATGTTTAAACCTGCAACTTCCTCTGGAAGAAGCTTTCCTGCTGGCTGAGCATTTATATAATCTCCAACAACTCTTGATGCCTGAAGAAGAGCTGAACCACCACCTGGAACAATTCCCATTTCAATTGCGGCGCGAACGGCATTTAGAGAGTCCTCTACACGATCTTTTCGCTCTCTCATTTCTCCTTCGGTAGAGCCACCAACACGGAATACTGCTGCTCCACCAGCCAACTTTGAAAGTCTGTCTTTTAGTGACATCTTCTGGTGATCAAAGATTGTTGAATCTCCCATTTGAGATTTAATCATTCTTACTCTAAGATCAACAGACTCTTTGCCACCAGCACCATCAACAATTAGTGTTGTATTTCTTGTGCAGAGGATTCTTCTTGCTCTACCAAGATCCTCTAATTCTGCATCGCGTAGTGCTCTTCCATTAGAATTGTCAAATACTTTTCCGCCAACAACTGCTGCAATATCTTCTAGCATATCGCGTCTAACGTCACCAAATCCTGGTGCTTTGATTGCACAACAAAGAAGATTTGCTTTCTGTCTGTTTAGAACAAGAGTTGCAAGTGCTTCTCCTTCAACGTCACGAGCAATAATAAAGAGTGGCTTACCTACTTTGTGTGCCTTCTGAATAATCTCTAGAAATTCTGTTGAGGAAGAAATCTTATCATCATAAAGAACAATATAAGCTCCTTCAAATTCACAAGATAGCTTCTCTGCATTAGTTACAAATGCTGGTGATAGCCATCCCTTTGCAACTTGCAAACCTTCAGTATAAGTTACCTGAGTTTGTCCGCCCGTTGATTCTTCAAGAGAGATTACGCCGTCCTCTCCTACGTTTGATACAACCTCTCCAATCATTGATCCAAGCTCATGATCATTGTTTGTTGAAATAGTTGCAACATGCTTTAGTGTTTCTTCTGAATCAATGCTACGAGATAGTGATGACAGAAATGTTGTAACCTGAGAAAGACCAATATCTAAGCCTCTTTTTAAGAGAACTGGATTGTGTCCTGCAGCAACCATCTTAAGACCATCATTAAAAATGGCTTGCGACAAAACTGTTGCAGTAGTTGTTCCGTCACCAGCCATAGAGTTTGTTGCAGAAGCAGCAGTCTTAATTAGTTGCGCTCCAATATTTTGGAGAGGATCTTTTAACTCAATTGCTCTTGCGACGGATACTCCATCCTTTGTAATTACGGGAGGACCATAGCCTCTCTCTAATGCTGCATGACGACCTCTTGGACCAAGAGTGCATTTTACTGCATCTGCCACAATATTTACGCCCTTCTGAATCTCTGCTCTTGCCTCAGAACCAAACTTAACTTCTTTTGCTGACATGATTACCTCTTAGGTATAAATATTACTATAAGATGCGCCAATTTTTTGCATTAAATTTTGATTGTTATTCAATGCAATTGAAAGAGGATCGGAACCTGCGAATGGGTCGCAAACCACCTCCATTTCTTTGAGCTGTTGCTCCATGATTGTCTCCCATATTTTGGGTGGCTTTGCAGACAATCCGGCAGGCTTTTTCTCATGAAAAATGTTTGGCATACCTGTGACGTATTTCTTTGTTGCACCCTTTGTGCAATAGACAATATATTCAACTTGATTACGCCAATGATATCCCATTGTCATATTGATCTTGTCCCAAACAATTATATTTCGAAACGTCCATCCTGCTTTTTCAAGTGAATCTTTTGTTGGAAATAAACCATCACGATTGGCAAAGACATAGCAGCCAGATCCAGAGTTTGAGATCTGAAACATTTCATTATAACATGACTCTAGATTTTTGTATGTTAGCCTAACATACATATCATCTTTGCCATCTTCAAACTTCATTCTTCCTGTTCCATTTTGGTTTTCAAATGGGTAAGGAGGATCTGTAATCCAAAGATCAACTTTAGAGGTTGCTTTTAGGTGATTAAAAAAATCTTTAATTTCTAAGTTGGTAATATTTATTTTTGACATTTAAACCTTAAAATGGAATCAAATCAATAATAGCTTCCTGCTTATTTTGCTCAGCAAGCTTTCTCTCTATAATACTCTTTACCGGAAACAAATCTGAGTCTCCAACAAAAAGCGCATGAGAAACATCCCAATGCGACATTTTTTGCATATCGGCAAAATGAGTTGCCAGCCGCTTAATCATGCTGTTGGTACTTTCTTTTGTGACTACTTCCTGCTCATAATTATCGCTGGTAGTAATCTTAACTTTTACACCAGCAGTAGTTCCGCCCCACTGAGAAACTAGACCAAGCTTCTTGCACTCCTGCCAATAGGTATTGGAATCAGACATTACCTCTAGGGTTCTCTGATATAGCTCTTTTGAAAACTCAAAGTTTGTTTTTTCATAGTATTTAAAGTGTCTTAGGGCCTGAAATACTTTTGATGCAAGACTCTTTCTCATTAAGCCTTCATTATTTATTGTCAGCTGTTTTTTATTCATGGAATCCATGAATGATTGATGAACAATAAATTCACCATTATGAATTGCAACAGAGCAAACACCAAGATCAAAAGAAGATAGGAGTGATTCTACAGAATCTTGCTTCCTAACAATACACTGAATTGGCTTTAGCTTTACTTTGCGCTTTTGCTTATAGTCGGAAAGTATAAATGTATTTGCCCAATCAGATGCTCTGTCTAGGCGAATAGTTTCTCCGCTTGAAAATGATACAGGCTCTGCAGTAAATTTATCTTTTCTTAAAAATAAATTTTGCAAACCAGAATCATTACAATCATTTGTTATCCATAAATCAACATCGGAAAATGGAACTACGGGATTTTGAAATAAGTTTTTTACAACTAATGAGCCAGCAGCCCTATCATTTAGACTTTCCAGTATTTCATTTACAACAAATGCATTTAAAGCAAACCCACCGGCAATGATAACGTCTTTGTTATTTGCAAGATCCTCAGGAAGATATGTTTTAATTAAATCTACTACTAATTTTGCATCTTTTTTGATAAACATTATTACTCCGAGGTTATAATGAGAAATTTAAAGAAAATTAAAAGATTACTAAAGGTTGCACAGGAAGGAAGCTTAGAAGCTTGGCAGCAAGTAAAGGCTGAAGCTGAAAGTGAAGCTCTTCCTCCAGAGTTAGATGTTTCTGGCGTTGAAGAGTCTGCTGGTGTTGCAGAGGATCTAAGTGAAAAAGCTGAGGCTGCAAGGCAGTCACTAGAGTCTCTTACTTCAGAAGAAAAGAGCACATTACAAGAGGCATCTTCTGAACCGGGATTTATTGATAAGGTAATAGCCTCTGGAAATATAAAATCCGCAGCATCGTCCATTATTGATACGCTATTTTTAAAAGCGGCTTCTAAAAAAATTGGCAAAAATGCTGCTGCCGCAATAATAAGGGATATAAATATATATTCTTCATTAGAGAATTTTGAAATAAAGATTGCATCAAGAAATTCTTTTGAAACAACACTGATTAGAAAAAAAGAAGCTTTTGATAGAATGCTTTCTGATGAGAACTTTTTGAAAGAAGCATCATCAAAATACCTGATGGTAAAAAATAGCAATTTTATGTCAGGATTAGCTGAAGGAATCTCTGGTGCTGCTGGTGCAATAGGCAGAGGACTAAAGGCCGCTCTCTCTGGCGTATGGAGTTTTATATGGAAAGTCTTTCCGATATTTACACTTATTTATTCGGTACAAGACGGATATAATTCGTACAATATGGTTGAAGCGTCTGTCAAAAAAGTTGTTTCTAACTTTTCAGATCTCGGAACAGAAGAATCTCTGTTAGATCCAGAATATATTTCTAAATTAATTGAAGAATTTGGAAATATTCCAGAAAAAATTCTAAGAGTAACAAGACTAAACAAAATTGCAATATTCTATAAGAAGCATTGGTACAACATGTGGTATTCTGTTGCTTCAGCAATAGAAGATATAATATCCATTATACTCACGTTTTTTACAGCTGGTGTGGCCACTGTAGCAACAAGGGTAGCATCTATTGTATCAACTATACTTGGATTTGGATCTTTTTTTGGCAGCTTAGGCACATCATTTTTGGATATTGGAGTTTCAGGCTATGTCTCAAACAATAAAACAATATCTACAATTGCTGGAACTCATATTTCTGAGCTTAAGAGTGATATGCCATCTGAATCTGATCTTGGTGAGCTACCTGCCGACAACAAACGTGAAGAAGCACTTAGAACATTTAGACTTCTGCAAGATTCTATGTCAGCAGCAAAGGCACTTTCCTAATTAATATAGCCTATTGAAGATAATATATTAAGAAACTTTATCTTCAATAATTAAAAATTCTCTATCTAACCAGGAAAACTTCGTGCCTTGCGTAAGTAGGACTGCCATACTTTTTGCAAAGTCTATTTGCAGCTTTAGATCTTCTAATTCAGTATTCAGATCTCTAATTTTTAGCAAAAAGTCTGTTGGACTAGATGCCGCCGTAACTGCAAAGAAGCTTATATAATCATCCTTTGTGGCTATGGTTACTTCTCCCTTTGACTTTTTTGCTGGTCTACAGATAATAAGATCTTTTCCTGTTGGCAATTCGTTTCGCTCCTCCCAGCCAACAATAATCTTTCCGTCTTTCTCTGGTGGAAGCTGACGATAGCCAAGTATCTTGTCTACCTTATAAGTTTTCAAAATTTTAGGTAATGTTGCCAACCTTTCCTCCAATCTTCTTTAATGTAGCGGCATTTCCATGAACCTCAAACATTACAGTCTTTTCTGCCGTCTTTCCATCAACGCGACAAAGAGTGCAGTCGTTACAGGTAATGTCCTTCTTTCCTTCTACGCCATGACGAGCGGGGCACATAAATGCCTTCTCACCATTTGGCAAGGAAAGTGACTTCTGTGTTCCCTTTGGGACGATTAGTGTTGCAGACCAGCCCATAGACCGTGCCTCCATCACTTCATCGAGGTTTGCACAGGAAGCTCTAAAGTAGCTCTTTAGAGGCTGGGCTTCATCTGCTCGCCAATTATGAGTATAGCCGATGTTGATAAGACCTTCGCTCTCAACTAGCTTACACTCATTAAGCGTTTCTTTTACATCTCCAACAATATCTCCGGCAATTCTATGCCGAACAATTCTTGCCGTATGTAGTCGCTCTCCTAGAGCATCCGTGATAGACTTAAGCTTAATTGTTCCCTTGTCAATCTTTGAGGAAAGAACACCAAGGTAAAACAATCCCCAAGCGTAACACCCACCTTCTTTTAGTGAGCAGGAGTCTGGGCAGCTTTCTTTTGTAGAATAGGATGCAACAACCTTTCCTGTCTTTTTGTCATTAGAAGAAGAAACCCAATGAACCTTTCGCATTTGTCTACCACGGAAAATGCCGGAGAGGCGTAAACCTCTCCGGCTAATTTAGAGAATCACTCTGTTGGAAGATACTGATTCAAGAATGTCTGAAGGGCACGAGCCTCTCTTACTGTCATCTTGATTACAGACTCGCTACGAGAATCTGGAACAGTAATTGTAAGTCGATTGGAAAGCTTCTTCTTTCCTACGGAATCGCGAGAGAGTCGAACTCGAAATCCTGAAAAATCTCGACTTACTACCTTCTCTCGATCTGCAAGTGCTGGAACTTTGCTGCGTGAATTTGTCTGCTGAGTAGTGGTATCGGTATTCATTTTTTCTCCTTAAAAAAGTTTCTTAATGCGAATATAGGATTTGCCTTCTTTCTTCATCTTTTCTAGAAGGTCTGCTGCGCTCTGTACGTCCTCTACCTCTTCTGTCTTTTTTGCGGGGGTCTCTTCTGTAGTTGACTCAAATAACTTTGAGATATCTTTATCAGTATTTTTTGCTTTTGCCATTATAAACTCCTTAGTTATTTTCAGTAGTTGTCTTTGTATTTCCGACCCAGCCATGATCTTGGCCTACGACTAGCACTTTCTTTTCTGGCTCACTTTTAACTCCAAAGTCTCCACCAAAAATCTGCTTTGCTAGCCTATAGCGCAATTGATCTGGGTTGATATTTTGAGCGGCGGCAACTCTTTCAACCGAAGTTTGAAATATTTCCTCTGCAATCATAAGAGCGTCATATGGTGAAACTTTTTCTTCATTCAAGAGGATGAAGATTTTCTTCATAACTTCATCCATCCTCTTTTCATCAGACATTTCCAAGCCAACCTCGCTCTGAGTCTGAAAGAAATACGACATCATTAATGTTGCATACTTCAGTTCCAGAGCGGTGACGATAGAAGATTGTTCCACTCTTCTGAACTACCTCCTTAACTAGACCACGAACCTTTCCATCATCTGTCTTAACTAGGATTGCGTTTCCTACCTCAAAATCACTAATGTGAAAACAACCAAACTCATCAAAGCCTGCTGCAAAAGCTACGCTTGCGTTATCCATATTTAATCCCTTTTTAAAATCGTAAAATTAATTAAACTTGAAATTTTCAAAAGACAAATGTAATTTACACTCTACACGGTTTCTCCGGGGAATGGGGTTATTGTCGGGGTAGCGGCGCAACCTCCCGACCCTATATTTATACCCCGCTGGACTCTTGCCGTCTATAAAATCTTTTAATCCTAAATTTTATTTTTTACTGGCAAGCGTATTAGCAAAAACTTTCTGGACAATTTGGGTGATTTTGCAGAATCTCAACAATCTTCCACCTAATATCTCTTATATTTATTTGCTTATCATAAGAGAAGTAGTTATATGTTGATTTGTTTATACTTTTAACTAGCCTTGATTCTGCAATATTCCTGCCTCTATTTTTTGAAAACTGATCTTTATCAGAGCAGAATGAGGCATCCCAAATAACTATGCCATGAACTTGATCGACTCTAAATACAATCGTAGCCGGAGAAGATCCGGCCCGATAGTGAAAGAAATAAGATTTGCTTAACATTTTTTTCCTCTTCAAAATATTTTACTATTTTGAAAGATGTTCCCCAATTCTATTATAAAGATCTTCTAATTGCTCTTCTGTCAGATCATCAATTAATGATTCAAATACTTCATCTACTTGAATATCAGATTCTGAAAATCCATCCTCAAAGTCTTCATCATCATAACCATCGTCAAATTCACTGTAAGATTCTTCGTCATCTGAAAAGAAGTCATCATCGTCATCATCATAACTTGGCATAAACTATCTCCTTGTAATTTATTTTATCTATGTAGTAGATTTTTGTCTATTATAATAATTAATTACAGCGAGATCTTTCATTTTTGCCTCTACCATAACATCTACTTCCATTCCGTAGGTGTTAATTTCTTTTCTGATGTAATCGGAATGTGCTTGTGGCTTGATCTTTGGATCACCAACTTCTTCAGAGAGTGACTCTGAATAATGAATTACAGGCCTAATTCCTGCTGGCCATGTTGTAGCAGCAAGTCTCATGGCCTCTTCTTGTGTTAGGCCACCATCACAGAATAGATGATGGTGCTGATCATGAACTACAGGAATTCCGGTGTGTGGGAAAAGATCTTCAACAAGCTCTTTTGTTGAATAAAGAGAAGCCTTATCATCATTCTCGATGGTAAGTCTCTTGCTTACAGCATCGGGCAGTCTTTTGAAGTTCTTGATAAATCTTGCGATTGCCACCTCTTTTTCACCATATGCACCACCAAGATGGATGTTAATTTTTGCATAATGTGTATTTGGTAGACCTAGAAGATCAAAAACCTCTCCGTGAATCTTTAGATCTGTAATTGTATTGTTTACTACAGATTCTGACTCAGAACAGAGTTTATTGAATGGCCCTGGATGACTTGTAATTCTAATGCCATTATCCCTTGCAAAATCTCCAGCCTCTTTTAGTGCAAGGGAAATACCCTGATAATCCTTTAGACTTTCAATTTCATACTCTGAGGCCCAAGGAAAAAGATTAGATGAAAGTCTAAAGAAAAATATATTATTTTGAACATTTGACTTTAGAATAGGAAGAAGGTCTTTGCAATTCTGCAAGGCAAGATCTGATGCGTAATTTACACCCTTCTGATCAAAAGTCTTTCTGATCATTGTTCTGTTTGTTGTTGGAGCCGACTTGCCGAGCTTTTGCTCTAGAAAAGACGAAATACAGGCGTAACCGTAGCGAACCATGCTGCCTCCTTGCCCCGATAAGCTAATCACGGTGAGGCCCTTCGTCTATAGCTGGCTTAAAAACTATGAATTTTTTTTCTATCAAGAGTGAAATCACCAAAAAATAATCATCCATTTCTCAGCGAGATAAACCATAGGGTTGAGATTATAGGGGCTGCAAAATCTTTTTTAGAGAAAAATTTTGAATTAAAAATTAATCAAGCCCTAATTGGACATCTTTTTTTCGGACAAAGAGCGTTTGCCCTACCAGGAAGAGATATAGGCCTTATGTATGGTGAAGAGACCAAATATTATCCAGAAGGATTTGAAGAAACAATTTTTCCTGGGCCAGTAGTTCTTATTGATGAAACTGGAACATCTTTTGATATTGGAATTGGTGAGATATTAAAAGATGATATTGGATTTTATTTTAAAAATATTCTAATAAATATCAGGATAAATAAAAATGATTCACATGATATGAGTGGATTCTTTTCTGATAATTTTTTTATTCAAATCTATAAAATAGATAGCTACGGACTATTAAAAGAAGTTAATTTAACTGCTGTTTTAGAAACAAAAAAATTGTGCTCAGATTTTATCCTAAACACAATTTTTTTTAATTTAGAAAAGCTTTCCAGTTCTAGAGTTGTATGACGAAATTCCATATCTCTCTTTGTTTATTGGCTTTGGCTTCCAGCCCGCCCAATCTTCGAGATATTTCTCTGGAATCTCAGAGAGATCTTCTACCTTTCTACAATATGTAAATCTATCTTCTTCAAACTTCTCAAACCAAAATCCTCCAAAGATAAAAAACTGATCTCTTATCTCTGGACCCTTTCTTTTCTTTTTATCTAAAAGTCCCATTTTAACCTCACTCTTCTTCTGCTTTTATTAAGAATTTTTCGGAATAGCTGACTACTTTTATTATACCGGATAGGCTCTTTAAACCAACTAAATTTGTTACGCCAGAATCATCAATCCATTCAACTGTGAAAAATTCCCCAGAATAAAGAACTACATCACCTACTTTTATTTTTTTCATTGAGAATCCCTGCTATTATTTTTTTATTTAATAGAGGAATTTTATGGATAAAATAAAGAGGGGCCTTGGCTATATAAACATTATAGTATCAATTCTTATTTTAATCATTTTTAACAAAGAGCTTTTAATTCCAAAAGATGGCCCAGTCAGTATCTTAGAGGAAAAAAGAAATTTTGCAGAGAAAAGAACAGTTTTAGTTGAGTGGAAAACTGCAAGCTGGAGCGGCGTTCTTTTTGATTCAAATAATAAGTCATCAAGAATTTTAACCATAATTCATGAAGATTCTATGAAAAAAATAAAAGAATCTGGAAATATTAGTCTAAAAATTTCAGATCGAGAAGGCAAAAAGCATACTGCATCAATAAAGGGTTGGAATAGTTGCAATGAATTAGCAATGTTAGAAATTACAAATGGCTCAATAGCTTATAATAGCTCTTTAAACATTGAGCAAAGACAAGAAAACCTTTCGCAGAGCTTATTTTCATTTGGCCATCCACTTGGACTAAATCTACATTATGCAGAAGGATATCTTAGTTCTACTGGAAATAAAATAAAACCATGTGGAATGATAACAAATGGCTTTTCTGGAGGAACAATTCCTGGTCAAACAGGGTCTGGGGTCTGGAATACAAATGGAGAGCTTGCTGGACTTATAGTTGCAACATCTGCCATGCCAGTAAAGTCATATGATTCAAGTGGTAATCAGTCTGGAATATCTGTTATTCCCGTTACATTTCTTGGAAGATTTGTTCCTGCTTCAGAAATAAAAGTATTTTTAAAAAAATTACTTTAAAGGTTTTGAATTTAAATCATAAAGATAGACTATAACGTAGTATTTTAAATTTTCTGCATAATCTAAAATATAATCTATGTCTTGTGCCTCAAAGCCTCTTATTATCTTATGCTCTTCTGAAAGTTTTAAATTTGAAAATATTTCAACTACAGCATCACACTTTGCAGTATTTCTATAAAATCTATTATCTATCACTTTCTTTATCATTAAATTTTAAAAAATATATTATTAGAAATAATGCATTAAAAGTAAAAAATATTGACCATGCTGTCAGAAATCTTTCTTTATCAAATATAATCCAAAATATAAAGTTAAATACTGGATTAAGTATTTCAAAAAGAAAGTCTTCCATCACATTCTATCTATCTTTATAAATTCCAAAAGATGGGCCGGAACATAAAGCTCTTCTTGCTCTATCCCTATCCACTCAATTGGATGTACTTTGTACAGGTTTCCAACTCTTTCTAATACATTAACCAAGATCCATGATTTATCAGGACAAATATATCTAGCTTGCATTTATTCTCCTTTTTTAAGATCTATCAGTGCTTTTGCTAATAGGCTCATTCCATGAGCTTTTCTTTTCTCTAATTCTTCAAAATATTCGGAAAGGTTCATTCCAAGTATTTTTAATGATTCGGACTCCGTTATTCCAAATATAGAATTTGAAGAATCAAATTTAATAAGAATTCCATTATTTAGTTTCTTTTTTATTTGAAACTTAGATCCTGCTGGAAATCTAGGATTCTTTCTTTCTGTTGGAATAAGAAACCCGCGAGATCCAAGCGGAAGCACAGAGCAATTTACAAGAATTTCATTTAGCTTATTCATTTTATTCTGCCTAAAAAATGGTACTGCAAAAAGAAGAGCCACCAAGAGATTTATTTCTTGGTGGCTAAACTTACTTAAGTTATTTAAGTTACTCTGCGCTATCTACAGCTGATGCGCTATCTGCACTGTCTGACTTTCCACCAGTGCAAGCTGCGAGTGTTGCTACTGCTGCTACGAGAACCATTGTTACTACTTTTTTCATTTTGTCTCCTCTGTACTCTTGATTTCTTTTATTCTCATTCCGCTGGAAGCAAATCTCCACATTCTTGGCCAGCCCATTTCAAAAAAATAATGAGCAACATAGCCAATAATATTAGAGATTATTGTTAATCCAACTACAACCGTAAAGGAATGAAAATATATATAGTTTACTAACATTGTCAATGGCATTGAGAATAAAACTCTCCATACCAATACTTTCCAAAATATTTCTTTTTCATAGGAATGCTTCACTCTATATAAAGAAATATTAGTCGGTGTCGTCCGACTAACGCTGACATTTTAATTCTTCAGTGAATTCTTTTTTAGTGAGCTGCGGTTGAGCTTGAGCTGGAAGTGCTGCTGCTTGACTGAGTTGCTGGTGCAGTGGTTACAGTTGAGGTGGTTCCAGCGGTGCTCTCAGTTGTAGAGGTTACTACTGAGGTAGCTGCTGCTGCATCAGTGGTTACTGTTGCCTCGGTGGTTACTGCAGTTGTCTCAGTTGAAGTTGGTGTGGTTGCAGCCTCAGTTGCGGCTGGAGCCTCTACCTTCTCTGCTGTTGAGCAAGCAAGTAGTGCAGATAGTACTAATGTTAACATTTTAACTCCTATTTGTCGTTTAAATCGCTGCAACGATGAATTTCGTTGGGCAGCATAATAATACCCTTGTCGAGTAATACTGTCTAAAAATTCTTATATCCTTTTTTGATCTGTATTATGAAAGACGACTGTTCTCCATCCTTCATAATTTAAAGGAATAAGCTTTCTAATTTCTTGCGATGATTCTTTTCCTTGCACATAAACTTCCAAAACAGAACCCCCATCATCGGAAGAAGTTTTTGTTGTGATATCTCTATCTCCAAATTCTCCTAATATTAATTTTTCTATTTCCTCTGGCGAAGGCTTTTTCAAACCGTAAATACCTTTATTTTGTGGGCCATTATTTTTTCACCTTGTTCTAACTTTATCTTTACGGGTTCTGGCTCATATTGCTTTAATAAAACAATAACTGGAGAGCTTGTCTTTTGATCTAGAAAAACCTCAATTAGTTTTCCTTTTATATTTTGACCAAAAGAATCTTTTATAGATATTTCTATAAAATCAGAATCATCTAAAGATGATTTTAATTTTTCAACAAAAGCTTCGGATTTTGAATTAATAATTTTTTCTAACTTCATGATAGTGAAAAAATATATAAGTAGAAAATTAATATGGTAATAATAATTTTTTAACTGGAGGTTAATATGTCAGAGCAAGTAAAGATAAAGATTCCTTTTGGTAAAGTTGCTGCTTTTGCTGCAAGCTTAGTAGTAAAAGCTCGCGGCGGATTCACAAAAGATGAAGGACATCAGATTCTAGCTGAGTTTATGGAATTACTAGCCGATGTTCTCGCTGAAAATGCAAGCACAGTTGCTGGAAAAAAGTAATTTTTTAAAAAAATAAAATTGGAGGGTTTCTGCCCTCCTTTTTTATTAGCTTAATCTTTGAATTTCTCTCTGAATATACCAAAGAGCTTTTTGTAAATCTTCTACTTCAGTACTCTTATCTTTTAGTCCAGCTCTTGCAATATATTTTATTGCATTTCCTCTGCTAAAGTTTAGGTTCCAATCTTCAATTGCATCAATAACTTCAATTTTACCTGAGTTATAATGAGCAGGATGATCTACTCTCACTGACTCTTTATTGCTTTTTTGTACTATTTTCTTTTGTGAGCTATCATCTTCAAAAATATCATCTGAAGCCATTTTGCACCTCTAGGATGATATTACCAACAGCAATAGTTTGCTTAAATTAAATATTAATTTATTGTTTCTTTCATTATTTTAAATGCTTCTGATGGGGTTGATGGTGGTGGCTCTGTTTTTGATAGAGCATTTAGTATCGGCCTAACATCTTGCTCTGTTAGGTACTTTACTTCTTTTCCTGTAAGATGTGTCAAATATTTGTGAATCATATCTTTATCTGGATATTTCATTACTGAGTTAGGAGATATTGTATCTTCTTTTAAGTTAATGTGGTTTGGATTTTCTGGAAGAAGTATTCCTCTGGCAGCTAATAAGCTGCCCATTCTATCTATTATGATTCCTTTTACATTTTCTTTGTCTTGTACTTTTGTCCAACCAGATATTTCTTTTGCAAAAAGATCTGAAGACAAATTTCCTGATTCATCTTTTATATTTGAAATAAACCGTACAAGATTTCTATGTCCAAAATTAAAAGATAATCTAGTTAGAGCATCATATAGAGACCTTGGAATTTTTGCATTACTATCTAACCCAGCATTATCAATTGCGTGATTTATTATATCATCTGCCTTTATTCTTTCTGCATCTTCTTTTTTTAATTTTTTCTTCCAGTTTATTTTTCTACCATTTTTAAGCTTAATTATGCCGGTTTTAAATTCATCTTCGGTTATTTTATGACCGTATCCTATTGTCCATCCGGTTTTTACCCTATCTTTATCTCTTTTCCAATTAAGAGATTTATTATCATTATATGGAGTATCTTGAAATCCTTCATCTGATTTTAATCCACTTATTGCAATATCTGAAAAATCCATTTCACCAACTGTTCCAACTTCATCTACAAAATAATCATTTCCAATTCTTCTTGCAAATTTTGCCATTATCTCTTTTAGATCTGGATAGGCAACCTGTGCTCTTTCGGTATGTGGAAATAATTCAGTTTGTTTTAGCTGTAAACCAGATTCTTCAAATGTAAGATTTTGATTATATTCTTTTAAAAACTCAATAATTATATCTTTTTTATCTTCAACCTGAATATCTGGATATATTTCTTTTATTATGGTATCGGTTTGTGTTCCAATTGGAAATTCTTTTTTTAACTTTATTAAGTTTGGTGATTCTTCAAGAGAAAAATCAGCAATTTTTTCTTCAAGAATTTCTTTTCCACCAAGATTATATCCCAATGCTCCAGCAAGGCCCAATCCCAAGAAAGCACTAAGAAGCATTGACTTTATGCTGCTCTTTATTGCCGCAGCCTCTTTTCTAAATCCAAATCCCTGTAGTGCAGCCTTAACTGACTTTAGCTTTGATAGCCTTTTCTTTAGTGCGCTATTTCTTTCGCCATAATCAAGGTTCTTTCTGAAAAATTCTGGAACATCACCTTTTCCACCGCGAGGAAAAACATGACTATCATCCGAAGAGTTTTGGTGTTTGAAATATTCTATCTGACGAAGTCTTTTTTTTGCACCGGCCATTGTTTTATAGGTTCCCATGTTTCTTCCCTTTTCGGAAAAAACACGAAATTTTTCTTTACCAATTTGTTTTATATAAGATTCTTTGATAAACATGCCCTATTTTGAAAAAGTAATAGAAAAGGCGGGAAGTTTTCTCTTCCCGCCTATCTATTGGCTAGTAGCGATAGCGTCCTTTCCAATCGCTATAATCACCATCCTTCCTTGCTATACACTGCTCAACCAAGCGATTAAGACCAAGCTTCGATGCTACAGGAGCAGCAAACATTAGGTCTTGACGCCTTAGGTGAGGCAGAATCATCTGCTGAACACCGTAATCATCGCAGGAAGCAAACTTTCCAATGACGGACTGAGGATAAGCAATTCTTTCAGTAATGACTTCATCTGGAATTGATAGACGCTTTGCCTCTTCAATCTTATTGACAAAGATTCTGACAAGCGATTGCTTATTCTTTGCGTGGCCAGAAGAAATTAGCTCAGAAATAATATCCTCTGGAAAGATAGGACACTTCTCTGCGCAGCCAATAACATTACTCCTCTTGTCGGTATATCCCTTGCTACGCTCAATCCTAGACCATACCATAGAATAGAAGGCCGGATCTACTGAACTGGAGAGTCCAGAATCCATCCAGAATCTGATATTCTCTTTGTTGTTCTCAATATAAGCTTGAGTTAGACGCTTTGTATAGTCAATTGTAAACTTAGGATCAGACAAAAGAGTCGAGATTGTTACTTTTGCTTGCTTTATCTCAACAGAATCAGAATCATCTGGCAGCTTATCCCAAATCTCAGAAAAAAGATTCTGAATAAACATCTTATTTTCTGAGCCAATGCCATTCTTAAACTTGGGAGAATAATAATCTGTCCAAGTGTAATAGCGACAATAAAGATCAAAAATTCCCTTTCTATTCTCAGAAAAATTATTCCAAGTCCAAGCAAGGGCATTTGTATTCATCAGAATAGCAAACTCGTTACCTCGCTCGCCACGACTATAATATGAATTGCTATCACAAAAAGTAGTCTTAACAGAGGCAGTAAAGAGGGCCATTAGAGTTTCATGGTCTGGCTCCCAATTGGATTCAACAGAAACAGTAGACAAAATATCCTTAAGCTGCGACATTTTAACTCCTAATAGTTAAGAACTTCTTTTACCCAATTACCATCAGAATCAACATAGTGAATCCTCTTAATTCCTGCACGACGAATATGAGTCATGCAGTAATGACAAGGACGAGAAATGCAGAGAGAACCATCCTTTCGGAAACGAGCAACCCAAAGAACATCCCTTGAGTTAGCCTTTGCCTTCTCAATTGCCTGCATTTCAGCATGACAGCAATAGGCAATTTCCTTCTTGTCTGCAAAGAACCTGCGAAACTTAGGAGAGGACTTTTCTCCGTTCGTTCCATAAATAACCGAATTACCTCGCGGAATCCACGCAATAAGGTGGAAAGGCTGGCCGTTAGAAAGGGCCGTTTCGCGAAGGAACTCCTAGAGACACCCTTGGCATGAAAACCTCCTTATATCTTTGAGCACCGTGCTCACCTATAATGTACGCACCGGGAGGATAAGGTCAATTGGCTAAGTGAGATTTTTTATATTTGGTGTGTAGCGGGATATACTAGGATATGTTAGTTGAAATAATTTTGTTTGATTTTTTCATATTTTCTATTTTTTCTAATGGCCTAAGATTTTCAAGGCACCAGGCCTTTATAAAATTTTCATGCTCCATGCCATCATACTCTAGCAAAGAGTGTGGATAAATATGATCGACATGCCAATAAGAACCATAATTATTCCAATTCATTTCTTCATCAAAATGAGATTCAAGATGTTGTTTAAGCTGAGGCAAAGTAAATGGCAAATATGACATACAAGAGCCTGACTTTTGATTGCCTTTTAGCATTTTTCTTATGGTTCGAGAAATATTTGTTCTTAATTTATAAGCACTATTATTATTTCTTTTTTCTATTTCTTTTTTATTTTTACAAGATCTACATACGCTAGTTAAACCACTTGGCTGTATTTTATTTTTATAAAACTTATCTTTTTCTAATAAGAGATTGCAATTAGGGCACCACTTGTGGGTTTCTGTATTTAATCTTGTACCCTTAAATTTTAGCTCATTCAATGGCTTTGCTTTTCTAATTGATTCGCATCTTTTACATTGGCTAGCGTAACCAGAAGCCGTATCATTTCTAGTGTAAAAGTTATAAATTGGCAAATTTTGATTACATTTTGAACAATTCTTATTTTCTAACATTTTGGCGGAACTCCAAACCATATAAAAAAATTAGTATATGATTTTGATTTCCGCCAAAATTAATCAATAAAGCTTCTTTCCGTTGTGGTTCCCATTACCACCAAACTCACCCACCATCTTTCCTCCAAATGAATCAGTATGCATGATGTTTGTTGAGCCCAAATGGCAGCTCTTACCCTTATTAAACCCGGTAGAGTTTTTGTAAGCCTTCATATAAGCATTGGCATTAGTCTTATTATCAAAGCGCATTACGGTGATCATGGTGGTCTTTCCATCCCCTGCTCCAACACCAATTGAGACGGGGGCCTTTTCTGTCTTGAGAGAGACAACGCAATCGGAACACTCGTTGATTTTTCCGCCAACCATAATCTTCTGAGCGGACTTTGTATCAAACTCTTCGCCACAATGAACGCAGGACTTAATCATTTGCACCTCGACCCTATTAATATATCCACCGTAGGGCGAAGATCAAGTGGGGAACAAAAATTTCTAAGTTTTTTTCACGGCGTCAATTAGCCAAGAGGAAGATTGGGTCTTTCCACCGCCAACATTCCACAACATTTCTATTCCAAGCTCGGCACAAACCTCGCCCTCTGGTGTATTTCCAGCCTTTCTATCACCACCATTTGCAAAATAATCTGGACAAATACGACGAAGGGCTTCACAAACAGTTCCATCTGAATCATCAACTGGAATTACGGATACAACTCCTTTAAATGCCATAATAATCTCTGCCCTTTCCTCCCAAGACATAAATTTATAGCCCTTCTTCCTCATGAGCCAATCGTCAGAATTAAGGATGACTACTACATCGCCATAGGTTGCTGCCTCAAGAATCATTTTGACATGACCAGAGTGACATGGATCACAACCACCCGATACAGCTACTATTTTTCTTTTATTATCAATATTCATATTATATATCCTGTTGGAAGTATTATCTATTAACTTAGTTACTATATATAGAGGGTTTTATATATATACTGCAAAATTTTTAAAAAGCTTAACCAAAAATAATTTTTTCTATTATTTTATTGAGAAGTGTATAAACAGTTTTATGGAGATTTTATGAGAAAAGTAGATAACAGAAGTGGCATCTCAAAAAGAGCATTACTAACACCAACTTCCGCAGCAGACATTGTTTACGCTATAGTTGGTGGCGATAGAACAGGATCTATGACTGGTGCATTTTCAAATTTAGTAAGAAATAATCCAGCAGAATTTAACAGAATTTATAATACACTAAGTTCTGCAGAGAGAACTGCTCTTGGCAGTCATATGTCAGAAACCGGACTACTTAGAGAAATTGGATTTAGACCAGCAACAACCACTATGCCAATTTCATATAGACCCGGAACAACAGCACTTAGGGGTGCAGGAACAGCATTGACAGGAACTGCAGAGACAGCAACTGTTGCTGCTCCTGTCGCAACAGAGGCGGCAACAGTTGCAGCGGCACCTGTCGCAACAGAAGTAGCGGCAGCAGGAGCAGGAACTGCCGCAACAGGAGCAGGAGTAACAGCCGCAGGAGCAATATCAATAGGTGCGGCAGCAGCAGCATTATTGGCATATCCAAAGATTGGACAGTTAATATATGGCGGAATTGATGAGGATCAGTTAAAAACAGGAGACCCATCTGATATATTAAGAACTGGCTTAATCAGAACTGTTCAGAATTATTGGCAGCCAATAATTGAGTGTGATGTAGCAGACTGGGACTACGGTGGAGATCTTTCAGACATTGCAGATTTTGAAAATGCAAGAATAATAAAAAATTATGCTGACATTCTTCATGCCTCAACAACAAGCATTAGAATGAGAGATTATGCATTAAAGCAGATAACACTTGACAATATTTCTAGAGAGCTTGCCAATGCACAAGATCAGAGTGGTGGAAGTTGGGCCGCAAGATTTATAGTCGGAGGAAGAGACGATAGATCTTATGATATGATAAGGAAAAGCCCCTGCGTAGCAAAGGGTGTGGCAGATTTCACAGGATGGGTTGCGCAGTATATTTCCACACTAAAGAGCCATGATCCTATCTTGGCAGCAAAGAGTGGTGGTGGAGAAGATAAACCAAATGTTCCACAGGGCGGTGGTAACGGCGGTGGTAATGGTGGCGGTGGAGGAGGAGTTCCAAGAACAACAAGAAACGAGAGTCTTGATTATGTTGGTGCATCAGAGATAATGATTGAAAAGGGATTCCTCGATACAGTTCAAACAAGCTGGACTCCAAAATTCGATAGTGCATTTAGAGGCTTTGTTGATGCTGCAACAAAAGCAGCAGAAAATATTAATGATACAAAATTAGTTTCAGGTCAAACTTGGGGAGAGGCTTCTGATGAAATTGGATTCACACCAGATGCTCGCGGTGGAATAATTGCAGTAAAGAGATTGGCAAAGTTTATTGGAACAGAAAAAGTACCATCTACAACTGGAGAAGATAAGCCTGCTACACCAGAAGCACCAAAGGGAGAGGCTCCAGCAGTATCTGGAAAGGTAAATGTCTTAGCAGAGATGATTGGAATTCTTTATAACGAAAGACTTGTTGAGGGAGGCGGATTCTTATCTTATGAAAAGAAACAAACTCAGAGTCTCGTTGATGCAATTGGTGGCGCTGGACCTTCTGGATTTCCAAATGCTGCCAAGGTTCTTCTAAAGAGAAATCCTCAATTAGAATCAGTTGTTCCAGACAAACTAGCTACTCCAATCACAAAGAAGACAATAAAGGGAACAGAATTGGCTACAGCCTTTAAGATGGTTCAGCAGACAATTCACGACATTTATGAGTCAGCAAATCCAGGTATGATAAATCCAGGAAAGAACAAGGCAACTGAAAATGTTAAGAAGTACCTCGGAACAATGGCTGGTGGTAGCTGGAAAGAAGCAAGCTTTTCTCAGAACCGTTTTGTAAAATTAGCCGAAGAGCGTAGAGAAAGAATTAGAAGAGAAATCGAGGCTAATTTAACTCCAGCTGAAAGAGCAGCAATGAGAAGACTAAGAGTTAGAGGAGCATAATATGAGTAGCTTGAGATTGGCAAAATTAGCACAGTTAATGAAGGAAGCAAAAGAACAATATTTTAATCTATATAATAATATGGATGACCCAATATATGTAAACCAGAAGGGTCGCACAATAAGCGATGTTGAGGTTTTGCCAGGAAAAACACTATCTGGCTGCATTACAAGTTCCGATCTAACTGTCTATTATAGAAACTTGATGAAAGGAAAAGACTCAAAGGTTATTAGCTCAAATGAACTAATAGCACTACTCCCATCCTTAACTACAAAAAAGGGCGAGCTAAGTCCAACTTTAAATGTATCTAAAGTTCTAATTAATGTTGTTATTGAGAAATATAACTCTGCTAATAAATTGGCTGGAATGAGAAAAGTTGCTGAAGATGGGCAAAGCTATGATGATACAGAATATCCAGAAGTAACTGCCGCAGAAACAAAAGAAAGTTATATTGCAAGAGCAAAAGGATTAGGATCATCACAAAGTGATGCTCAACTTGGGGCAAATTATGATAGATCTGTTGCTTCTTATTCTGCACAAAATTCTGGTTCAAGTAATAGTACAACCAAAAAGATTCAGACAACAAGAAAAGCACCAGCAAGAGCATATTCTGATGTAATAAAAAGAGATCTTTGGAAAAAAACAGTAAAAGATAATGCTGGATATACATTTGTAATAGGTGCAGATGGAAAAAGCCTAACATATAGCAAAAATAACTCTCCGGCAAAAACACTAAATCAGTCCTATGGAAATTGGCCTCAGTTAGTTAAAAATATAGATGGACTTACTCCTGTTGCTGGATCAGATTCTGCTGCAGCAACAACTGGTGCTACAGATGCTGCAAGGCCAGCAGAAGCGGCAACACCAGCAAAGACTGAAGAGGCAAAGCCAGCTGCAACAGACTTTAGCGCAAAAGAAACAGTTTTAGGCCAAGTACTACAAAAAATGTATGACAATAAGCTTGTTGGAACGCCAGGCATTGATTTTGTAAAAGAGTCAAGAAGAGCAAAGATAATTATGGATGGTGCAGGATCTGGCCCAGGAACTGGAAAATCTGCTGCATATGCAGTTGCAAAGCTGATTTTAAATGAGAATGCAGGATTAGAGGCCTCAATTCCTAGTTCATATGCAGAGGCAATATCAAGCAAACAATTTCTAACTCCTCTTCAAGAGGCTATAAATGCATTTTATGATAATGCATTTAAATGGTCAAGAACAGCAGCAGGCCCAGAACATGCAGGATTCTGGAAGAGATTAGGAGGAAGAACTCTTGATGATAAGGCGGCAACAACAATATTGGCCGGATATATAAGAAGTGGTCTTGGCGCAAGAATAACAAGATCATCAAGCCACGTTGATCCAAAGATAAAAAAGCTTGCAACACTTCGCAGACTAAGGGTTCGCTCTCAGATGGAAGCTGCAACAGAATCATCAACCAGATTTGGTCGCTCTAGAATTTCTTAATCTTTAAGATTAGCTCTCCAGAGCCCTTAACCAAACGATGCCACTCACCCTTACGGATTGAGTGGCAATCTCCTTTCATAAGTAATACGGGAAGGGCATTGTCTCTCTGAAACTCCCAACCATCGCCAGCGACTAGGCTAATCTCCCTGTCCTCTCCATCCCTGTGCCATGTAAGCTCTTCGTCGTGAACACTATCAGAAAAGCGACGGATAAACCACCCGTCGCCCTCTTCAACCTCTTTAAAAGGTAAGCCTACCATCTACCCTCAAACTTTAGGCCTAGCTGCTTCTTATAGCGGTGTAGATTGCAAGACCAATATCTTGCACCGGTCTTTGGGCCGGGATTATCGCAGTTATGTCTGGCAAGGAATGACTTTCTTCTCTCTGGATTATTTGCCTTAACAGAAAGATTTGCATCACCAAAGGTTATTGTTTTTACGTTGCCTGTTGCAGGATTTTTAACGTGAACAATAAATTTCTTTTTGCCGTGACCAGGATCATTCTTTCCAATTCTTCTTGGAGAATTTAATCTTCCTGGGCTTTTCTTTTTCTTTTTATCAGCAGCTGTCTTAACATAATAAGATTCATCGTCATCAATCTCTATTGGAAGATCGAGAGGAACCTCAACTCCATCTAGCATGGCAGTCTTGCCAATGTCGGTATTTAGGAGCCATTCGTCCTCTTCGCAAACAGAGAGTGCTCCCATCTTCCAAAGATCCCTTGCCTCATTGAATAGTGAGAGATACTCTGAAGAGTGAATACGGAATGTATTTGAAGCAAGCTTAATTCTGTTGTCAAGATGATACTTTAAAGCTGCTGATACTTGAAGCTCTGGAATAAGCAGAACTGCTCCCTTGCTCTTTTCAATTTTATCTGAAAGTGATGCTATTTTTTGAATTCTTTCTGCCCTATCCATTCTTTCTCCATTTAAAATTATAGAGAAGTATTAGTACAAAAAAGGCGGGGTCAATGCCCCGCCAAATTAATTCTTTTAGAATTTAAATTAAATCAACTACTTGATCCAAGTAGCCGATTATTCAGAATCTCCTTTGCGCGCTTCTTCTTAAGGTGGGTACTACCAAGCATCATCGGAATAAGAGCTGCATCAATCTTTTGAAGAGCCTGACAGAAAATATCTGCGGAACGGTCATTTATAAAGGAAGCAAGTCGAGCATCGCCAGCAGCAAGAATATTGATAGCATAACGCCTTACGGGGGCATGAGGATCTTTAATCATCTTGTCCACATTTGATACGGGGCCAAGCTTAATATAGGCAGCAAGCCGAACCTTATCGTAATCTGAATCCAAAAAAATTGGAGCATCAGAAGGATCGCAAAGCTCCAAAGCATGAGACTGCATATTTAGCGGAAGAGATAGGATCATCTTGTTTTTTACGGACTCAAAAAGAAAGTCCATATTTATTAGATTTCTAGATACAATCCTAGCCTTAATATCGTCGCTGGTTGTTTTAGAAAAAAGAGCCTTCTTTGCAAGCTCTGGCTTTGAGACAAGCCAAGAAGATATATTCTCTAGCAGCTGCCAATCCATATACCTTGAGTTATTATTTCCCTGTAGTGCCCCAGATACAAGCAAAAAAGAATTAACATTAAAAAGCATTGAGATATAATGTGCTTCGGTTAATAGTGTTTGCTGATAGAGAACGTCTCCACTATTAATATAAACATACCTACTTGGATTACCAGCTGCGACATTTGCAGCCCTCTGCTTTGTCTCAAGGTTTGATCGAATTGTTGAAAAGTTATTCCAAATTCTAGAATATTCATTGTTGTCAATTTGAACGAGCTGAGGATTAAAGGTATCAAGAAGAACATCGTTAACAGTTAGGCTGTGCATTACTTATTTTCTCCTAAAATAATGTTCATAAGCTTATTGTAGAATTTAATATCGGCAAGAGCTTCTTTAAAAATATATATTGTAACAATGAAATTTAAAATTGGCATTAGGGTGAATGGAAAAAGTCCTTCTGCATCGTCCCTAGTCATAACATTTCTTTGACAAGCCCTACGAAGAGCTAGCCAAAGCGTAAGCATTGGCAAAAGGTAAAAGAATCCAATTACTGAAAATATAATCATTTATCACCAACTTTTGTAACATTCACTCCAAATTCTCTTAGAAGATCTATTCCAGAAGAATCTCTATAATCCTCTAGATAGAATACCTCATCAATTGAAGCATTTAGAATTAACTTTGCACAGGCCAAGCAGGGAGAGAGTGTAACATACATCTTTTTTCCCTTTGGATTATTATAGTCCATTTTAATCAGCGCATTATTTTCTGCATGAATAAAGCCAGACTTTCCCGGTTCATCGGACTCAACTATGTTCTTTCCGCCACGATGATTTCCATTGTAGCCAACGGCAAGAACCTGTGTATTGTCGTCAGTTACGATAACTGCGCCAACCTTAAATCTAGGGTCATAAGACCTCTGCGCTATGATCTTTGCAAAGTCGGACCAAATCTGATCCCAAGTGGGTCGTTCCATGCTCATAACTTATGCACCGCTGGAGAAAAGTCAATCCCTAGTATCAACTTTTTCAAATTTAAATAGAGAGTCCATATTATAATAGGTTGTATCTTGGATAAAATCGCTTTTATTTTCTCTAAGAAAAACCTTTGTATGGATTGAATAGAGTCCAGATGAAGGCGGAATACCTACGGTAAACCTATACTCAACCTCTCCT